CCACATGGTTGCCCAGATCTGATTTTGCTGTTTCTGCAATTTCTATTTTCTTCTGTTTTGCCTCCAAACTAACCAGTTCAATTTCAGCCTGATCCAGCCAATCAAATTCAGCAAGTTCAGTTTCCAGGGTCAAGATAGAATCTTCTTTGTATTTTATATCTGTTTTGGTCACCTTTATTCTTTTGTTTGCATGAGCAAGGCTGGAATCAATCTTTTCAAGATTCACTATTTCATTCAAATATCTGGCAACTTCACCCGGAGATAAGGAAAGAAGAAAAGGGGAATCATGTTGGGATTGAAGATTGATAGTGGATAGATTCAGGGCTTGCTGTATTTCTTCCGGCACTCCCTGTCCAAATGCTTTGAAATCTTCCTGGTTATCTGCCCAATATGAATTTATATTTTTTGATTTGACTCTTTGGATATGATGGTCATCTGATTTGAATTCAATCTTTGTCTCTCCTCCCCACCAGCTCCGGAAGGATTCTCCAGATGGCCTGTTAAATACCAGCCACTGTAAAGCCCGGATGACAGAGGATTTCCCAGAATCAGAGGAACCGATTATCACATTAACTCCTTCTGACAGCTCTAACTCACTACTTTTGTGGGATTGGAAATTTTGAATTGATAGATTTTTAATCATGTTTTTTCATTATAAGGGTTTATGTCATGCTCATCAAATAGAACTTTAAGCCCTTTTGTCAATCTCTCTGACTTAGGGTATTCTGGAAACTTTTTTAGACCTTTATACCTCTTTTTGAGCAATTTGTAATTGCGCTTAGAGACTTTTTTGGTCTTTATTTCAGAAGGGTGAATAAGTGGCAAAGGCTCCTGATCCAGATAGTCAGCCAGGTTTCGGAGCAATGTTGTTATTGATACGCCTTTCTTGTGAAGTCCGTACCTCCGGAATGAGTTGAAAATTTTTCCTTCCCAAGAATTGCACTGGAAGCACAAAACCCCTCTGATCTGTCCAATCCCATTTTCCCCTATTCTATCAGATTTTAATAATCTGTGTTGGTGATCTAATACTGATTCACTAAAGGGTGTCTTCAGGCCACAGACAGGGCATATGCATCTTTGTTTATTGAATAGCTCTAGCCTCTTCTGTTTTTTTTCTGATGCCTTTAAGATCGGTAATTGTCTTTTCAAGGTGACCATAAATACCCCAAGATGTTTGTGTATGGCCTTACAATTTAAAAACTATAGTAAACCCTCACAAAGGTATAGGAAAAGGTTATTTTTTAAACCTCAAGCCATATGAGGCTTTTTAGGTTTCATATTTCCTCTTTCGTTTAGGTGATAAAGCATCTTGAATTCCGGTCCATTTTCCTTTGACCATTTCCAATAATTTACTTTCCAAATCACTGTCTTCAACGGCTTTTACCAGACTACTTTTGTCCGTAAAAGAACTACCATCAAATTGAACATCCACTTTTTTCTTTAAAGCACCTTCTTTTGTCTTCAGATCAAAAACAAAATCCAGATTGGAAGAAATGTTGTCAACTCCATAATCAAAGAGGATCTCAAATTCACACTCTTTATAAGGTGCGGCAATTTTATTCTTTACCACTGTTGCCTTGATCATGACGCCAACCTTGTACTCTTTTCCTTTCACTGTTTCTTTGATCTTTCCAATCTCCTTGAGGAGTATCCGTTGCTTTGCATAGAATTTCAAAGCCCCTTCGCAACCAACTCTCCACCTCTGGCCAAATACCACACCAATCTTTTCCCTGGTTTGAGAAACGATTATCAAGACAGTTCCTGAATCTTCTATCTCACTGGTTGTAAGCCGGAAAAACTCATTCATCAATTTATTTTTTTCCAGGTTATAAGTACCCTGAGTGTACTCCTTGCCTGCTGCTTTTGCTTTTTCCCGATCTTTTGCCCTTCCTAATTCTGCATCACAAGTGAGAGCATCCAGGGAATCCAGAACATACACCAGCCTCCTCCCAGCCTCTTTAGATTCCCTCATTTTAGTTTTAACATTATCAATGAAATCTTCCACCGTTTCAGATCGATCATGATCATCTTCAGGCAGCATTCGATAGCCATACATGGCCTTTGTATCAAAGGCAAAACCGGCTTCTGCATTATCAAAATGCCAATCAGTGTCATCATAATGTATTCTTGCTTTAGCAATAGTCTCACAAGCCTCCAAAGTCTTCCCTGAGCTGTTATCACCTATAACATTCACAATGGTTCCTCTACCGTGGCCACCACCGATAGCAAGGTCAAGTACATCAATCCCGGTTGACAATAATTCTACTGTTGGCTTGGGTTTTTGGAGTTCTGCTTTCTTTCTTTTCATGCATCTCCTTTTAGCAAGGTTTTCAATTTTTCCGGATCGATAACCCAACGCCCAGCTATCTTTTTGCCAATTTTATAACGTATGCACCAATTGACTATAGTGGGCCTTGTGGTATCGACACCAGCCTTTTTTGCCATCTTTATGGCTCTGATGGTGCCGATTGTTTCCATATTATTTCCTTTTCAATGTGCGTTTTTTGGGTTTCTCTTCTTCTGGCTCTTTCATACTCTCCTGAAGATCGATGCATTCAGTGAATAACTCTTCTTCACATTCAGAACACCCATCACCAGTGTTGCAATCTTTCCCAAAAGTATAGTCATAAGGGCATTTATTTGCTAATGGGGCATCATCTGGCTCCTCATCAACAATCTTTTTTGGCTTTCTTTTTGGTGGGCTTTCCCTTCCGGCTGGTGGAGATTTCTCTGTGTATTCACTTTCATCCGGCTCATTATCTGGTTTTTCTATTTCTCCACCTTCAAATAAAGTTTTGATCTCATCATAAATGGGGATTATAAGAAGGGCATCCAGTGGATAAACTTCATCCAGTTTCTCTTCACCCATGGCAGGTCTGGCATCAAGTGAGAAGTTTTCATAATCAAAATATTTCACCCTACCAAATTTGGCATCAACAGCCTTGAAATCAACATAGGCACCTTCTTTCAGAGAGGCAAAAATGACAACATCCTCATAATCCTCTTCAGCCGTACCCATAAGGCGTTTTTCATAGTTTTTCCAACTTACTTTATGCCAGATTTGAATACCTTTGTCTTTCTCTTTTGGGACTTCAATGTTGTACCATACGCGTCTTGAAGGTGCCAAAGCAGAAACCTCTTCATCATCCCATTCCAGTCCTTTGTCCATGAGCTTCTTTTTCTGCTCACAGATATAGCAAGGCTTGCCATAAGTTTTTGCCATACACAGGACTGAATCGTTGTTGATTCCAACTCCACTGTGAATCCATACTTCCAATTTATAATCCATATCACCCGGATTAAGATCAGGATGATTTTCACTGGAAACGATATAAGGCAAAATTGAGATCCGGCATTTGCCTGACTCTTTAATCTTCCAGCTGTTTGGTTTTGGATTAATCTCAGAGAAATCCAATATGGGCCTGAATGACCCTCCGGAATCGTTGCGCTTTTTTACTTGGTCCCTGACTCGATCTTCAATGCTTCTGCCTCTTGCTCTCTTAACCATGATATTTTACCTCTTCAAATTTTGATTTGTGCCAGGCTTTTGAAATTAGTCTAGCAATGATGTAAAAATATGGCATCAACAATGATGCTGCCACAATAATTGATAACCAATTTAATAAATTGGTCATGTCTTTTTCCTCCTGAGAATCTTCTTTTTTGGCTCTTCTCCGGTAATTTCCTCCTCAGTTTTCCCGGTTGATTCAAGCATTTTCTTTTTCAGATCTGGACTCATTTCATCAAATTTTTCTTTTTCGGATCTGGTATCAGTATCATGATCAGTTATTGGCTCAGAGAACTTTCCAAGGTTTTTTCTTTGCTTTGCTGTGGCCTTTTCTGTAGCAGAAGCCTCAAAACCTTTTTTCCCTCCTTCAGCCTCGTGACCTTCTTTTGGCACTGAAAAATATTGCCCAATGTATAGGCTCACCTCTTGCTCAAGGGCTTTCTTTTTGGTGTCTACTGCACCCAAATCCCCTTTGGCCCTTTGAAAGCTACAATTGAAAGTGTTCAAAAGTTTCTTGGCTCTGATAACATGCTTATCAGATTCTGTTTTCTCTCTGATGATCCCTTCTGTAACTTTGGTGCCTTCTTTCAATGCCTCATCTCTTATCCGAAGAGAAGTTTCAGCAAGTGTGGTCTCAAGATTTGTCTTGGCCTCATCCCTCTGCCTCATTTCCCCGGCAAGAGCTTCTGCATAATACTCATATAGCTGTGGCTGAGTGATCCATTCTTCTTCAAGCCTGTGAAGGTCAATCTTTAGTGAATCTTTGTCCATATCAATCCTCATATAAATCAGTTATGTAGCTAATCTTATCTACAAAATTTGATATTCCTTCCTCAAATAGACCATCATTTGAATCATCATAGAGGGTAGAGGCTGGGTGTATGCACCAACAAATCCAACACCCAAACCTTTCATTCCACTCAGTAGTTCCAGATGCATCCATGATTCCGCTATCTTGGTTTTTGAAGAATTTCAGACCAGTATTACCAAAAGAAAGAATAAGTGGAGGTTTTATTCTATCAATTTCCATCTCCAAATGCCTTCTACAAGCCTTGATATGTTTCTTTTGAGGCTTTTTGGTTTCTTTTGGGTAACACTTTACAACATTGCTGAGGTGAAAATCATCTTTATTCAAATTATCAATTCGGAGACTTTCCCAAAGTTTCTCTCCAGTTCTCCCAGTAAAACAATCTGATTTCCGATCATCCTCAGCTGATGGTGCCTCTCCTATTATCATAATATTCAAACCACCAGTGGTATTGGCAACTGGTCTTGTGCATTCCTCTCTTAATTCGCAATCATTACACACCCAGACAGTCCGATTTCTATATTTGATAGGAGAGATTAAGTTCAATCCAACACCTTCTAAATTACAGGTTGAGATGTCTTCTTCGTCCCACATATCACTACAATCAAGCATAAGAGAGGCTGTATCAAAATTTCTTTTACACCTAGCAAGTATCCAGTTTTCAGAGCAATGTTCAATTTTGTTCTTTTTCCTTTCGTATAATTTCCCATTAAATACGATCATTGCAAGGTCAATTTCATCTTTGAAAGTCCCATATACACCACCAAGCATTGCACCACCGGTGCTTCCTTCTGAAGATTTCTTAACATTTTTCCGATAGCCAAACCGAAGTTCAACCATATGTCCAAACATAAGATCCAACTCATCATCCTTTTCACCAATCTGACCAAGATATGGCTTCATCATCTCATATAGCTTCCTGAATTGGCGCATTGGATCTTTAGAGATAGAAAAGTCAAAATATTTGCTGAGTTCATTTTCCTCCTCTTCTTTGATGTCTTCATCAGAAAATGCTTTTATTTTCGACAGGGTGGCAATTACAGTTTTGTTTGGCTTCCTTCCCTCTCCTGAATAGAATCCTTCAGAGTTAAGATTCACAATTTGTTTTGCTGTTTTTTCTCCAATCCCTTTTATTTCAAGAAATGGGCAATAAATTATTTCTTCTTTAGGATTGGTCACCCACTTCTCAATATCAGAATGTTTCAGCTTGGGTAGTGCGATCTCAACACCCAGCCTCCTGGATTCCTCTATCAACTCTTGCTTTTTATCCGCACCCAAATAAGTGAGAGAAGCAGCCATGTATTCTTTTGAGTAATGGGTTTTCATATACATTTCCCAATAAGTGATTAAGCTATATTCCACTGCATGGGCCTTATTGAATGAATAAGAGCCGAATGCAGAAAGGCCATCCCATAATTTGCCAGCCTCCTCTTCAGGCAATGTATTCTGTTCTTTACAACCATCAATGAAAGTCTGCTTAAAAGATGCAAATTGTTCATCTCCTTGACTTTTGGATATTACCTTCCTGACGGTGTCACAAGTCCTCCAGCCAAGCCCTGCCAATTCATACATAAGCCACATAACTTGCTCTTGATATAAAATGATCCCTTGAGTCTCTTCTGTTTTCTCCTTTAAAATTGGGTGAATGTATTCTATTTCGGACCTTCCATGCTTTCTTTCTACAAATTCCGATGCCATTCCAGTCCGTAATGTTCCTGGGCGCCAGAGGGCGGTGGCATGGACAATATCCTCAAAGCAATCAATTTGGAGATCCTTACAAAACTTCCGGAGGCCAACAGAGCCAATTTGAAAAGTACCCACTGTATGTCCTTTACTGGCCTCTGAAAGTGTATCGGAGTCATCAAGTGGTATTTGGTCATATACTATATCAGCTCCATGATTCTGTGCCACCAAACGTCTTGTGTAGTTAAGTATTGTCAAAGCTGAAAGGCCAAGGACATCCAGCTTCATTATCCCCATAAATTCTGCATCATACTTATCCCAATTCGATATCAGTTCCTTTTTCCTGTTAGCAAGATTAGTTCGCTTTCCATCTTTTAGGTTATCAGAGGAGATACACATGGCGGCAGCATGCTTTCCGCTTCCTTTCACTTGCCCTTCTAAATCCATTGCTATTTTTGCAACTTGAGGATATTTCTTTTTGAACTCGATTCCATCCTCAAATGTGTCAAAAGCATCTTCAATAGAAAAATCAGAACGAAAGTCACCACCAGATCTGACTACAATCGATTTTGATGCCTTATTGACATCAATGATAGGGACATCAAAGACACGGCTGACATCTCTTACGGCCAACCTTCCTTTCATAGTTAAGAAAGTGGAAAGGGAGGTCACGTGATCTTTTCCATACATATCCTCCAGGTGCTCCCTTATCCTATATCGCTTTATATCTTCAAAGTCCATATCAATATCAGGCAAATCAATCCGGGCTGGGGAGATAAAACGGGCAAAAATAAGCCCATACTTTATTGGGTCCACATCAGTTATCCCCATACAGAATGCCACTAAGGAGCCACCAACAGATCCTCTCCCAGGCCCAGTCATAATATCATTTTTCTTACACCAAGAAATCAATTCCCATACAATCAGAAAATATCGCTGAAATCCCAATTCACAGATGAGGTCATATTCCTCTTTGATCCGGTCAAAGTATTCCTGTTCTGTGTCATCTGATAAATCTGGGTAGCATCTTTTTTTATATCCTTGCTGGATTAGAGACCACATCAATTTTGATTCATCTCTCTTCTCATAGCCAGGGACTTTCGGAAGGAATACGGGTTTGGCTTTAATCTCAAATGTACATTTCTCAGCAACCTCGATGGTATTTTTTAGGGCTTTGTGTATTGACCCCCTGTCTATTTGTCCCTGTTCTTTGAAGGCTTCTATCATCTCATCAGCAGTTCGGAGATAAAGTCCATTGATCTCAAATTTCCAACGGTTTTTATCCTTCCATTTAGATTTCCGTTGCATTGCCAATAATACTTCTTGCGTAATACTTCCCGATTCCAATGGGTAATGACAGTCATTGGTTGCAACAGATTTGATATGATATTCCTTTCCTATATCGATCACCATTTCATTTGTCTTATACTGATAATCAAATATGAGAGGCATCAATTCCAGATAAAGATCATCTTTAAATTGGTGGATAATCGGTTCCCATAGGGATTTATCCATCCAAAGAAAAGTTGAAGTGCATGCTGACATGATAACAATTTCCTCTCCCTGCTCCAATAGCACACTCGGATCTATTCGAGCAGAGTAGTAAAAGCCTTTGTCATTGGCAATAGTAAGCATTCGCATAATACTTTCCAAGCCTTTATCATTTTTGGCCAGGATCGTCATATGATATCGCTTTTCTTTTGGCTCCTTAATTAGCATATCTGGGACAATATAAAATTCACAGCCAAATACAGGCTTAATATTATGGGACTTACAGGCTTTTTGCCAGCGGATTATGCCATCAATATTGCCATGGTTGGTAAGGGCCATATATTCAAAACCCAGCTCCTCCGCACAAGTAGCATAGTTTTCAGCCGTGCCCAACCCGTCAAGCTGGCTGAATTCATTGTGTATGTGAAGATGACAGAATTGATCATTATTCATGTTCCTCTCCAGTACGTTTTTTTGCTTTTTTGAGATTTTCAGTCACTGGATCATCCTTCAGCAATAGAAGACCCTGGAGGCAGTGATTGGCAAGGTCAAGTAAAGTGTCTTCAATATTCTCATCACTAACTTTTGCCGGATTCCCATGCCATATCAGATTCTTCAACCTCCAATACTTCCGATTGATATCAGTAAAGACACTTTTCAGACCAAGTGCCTGCCAACATTCAACACCATAGTCAGCTGACTTTTTTTCAGTCAAAGCTAACATACTTGACATTATTATCCTGGTTTGCTGAATCATCTCCTCTGTTGTTCTGATCCTCATATAAACTCCGATGCATGGATGTTATCTTCAATAAATCGATTCAATACAGAAAAGCGGAGAACTTCTGGGCCTTTTCTTGTCCCATGTTTCAGTGAATCAAGAAATCTTTTTGCTTTTTCCTCACGATATGCTACATAATTCATTATTTTTCTCCTCTGATCCTCTGATAGTAGGGCTTGAAGTCGATAATCTTTGCTACAAGACCATCCCAAGTCCCATCAAAAGTGATAGCCCGGTCATCCAGATATACATCAGCAACGGGCTTGGTGGATAGGCCCATCGCTGTATTATCTGGATTGTAGTTGATATAGCTGAACGGGAGGTTGTGTTCATCCATATATTTTGCGATCAGATCTGTTTCAGACCGGCATGTATGGACAATAATTCTCCAGCCATTACTCCATAGCTGATGGATTGCCACTACAGTTTGCTGTTTAGGCTTTTCAAACACCCCTCTTCCTTTCCATGCAGTGTATGGGTTGATTGGCCCGTCAAAATCGATGCAAATTGTCTTTCCCATCTATCCTCCTTTTGGCTTGGCCTCTGTCCGGTTATCTTCCCAGATTCTCTGAATTTTATATTGCTCTTCCGGATCTCTTCTGCAGAATCCTGCTTCTTTGACCGGGCAATCTTGGTAGGTAGGAAAGGCACAAGAGCCATGCTGGACACAATGGACTTGCAGCACTGGATCTGTCCAGGGGTGAACTTCCAAAACTTTTTCCCGCATCTCTCTGGCTACATCCTGAAACTCCCCTTGAGCTTTTACGCACAGCCGGATGTTAAGAAGTTGAGAAAGGCTTCTGAGATTGCATTTGCAAAGGATATTGGTTGTGATATTGGTTGGTAGGACTCCCCTAGCATCTGAAGGGTGGGTGCCATTTTCAATCAAATTTGAATATCCATTAGAAATGAGTGACATTGTATCATGATATTCTTGACTATCTTCTGCTGTGCCAGTGGCAAGATAGTCAAATTCAGACATATCTACAGCCCTCATAGACTGTTGGGCAAAAGAGAATCCAACTCTGTGCCTTACTAACTGGTGGGTGAAGGCTCTTGTTACTCCTTCAATCATGAATGTGTAATCTACAAATTCCCAAGAAGAACTGATTGTCCCAAATACATATTTCAGTTCAACCTGCTTGTCATTAATTGGTATCTTTTTTACATCATCAAATGAGGCTGCTGACATATTTAATCTGGTCTTTTTACTAAAGATCAAAATATCAGCAGCATTCTCAGTATAATCAATCAATGTAACTTTCATAATTGCTTTCTCCTCTTTTCATACTCAGTTTTGGAATTAATAATCTGTTTGATGATACTTATATCATTTAACAAGTTATCAGTCCGGATACTTTTCCAAACAGCATATCTTCCGAAAGAAAGAATATTGTACTCATTGGTGAGTTTATACATGGCTGCCTTCCTTTCGTCCTCATCAATTGGCACAAGTTTCCCGGCTTTCTGTATCTTTAAATCAGCAGAAAAGTCTTTAATCTGTGCATCATAAATTCCGAATGCCTCCATGATACGTGATAGAAGTGCCTCTTCAACGGGGCCAACTGCCTCAACCAGTAATTTATTCCCTTGTAAAGTTACCCTATACACTGGCAGACTGGGGTCAGGAAAGTATATTGTTTGATGAACATCTGATTTTATATCATCAAGATTAATAGTATATGTATAGATGTCCTCAGTCACAAAGTTTACTCCAATCGGCCATTCCCCATATACTATTGAATACATCACTGGCATAGGGATGGTTGACACAACCCAATCATATTCAACCCCTGCACCACTTTTGAGCCATAATACTCCCTTATCAACAGCATTCATTGGATTTCCATATTTACAATTCAATGGTTTAACTCCTCCATCAATCAGATATCTATCTACCGTTCCAAGATCATTCAAGGATCTTCTGCCAATACACCCATATGCTTTCAGACTGTATTGATTATTTAGTTGGATATTAGATACTGTATGGAGTTTGCCGTTATGAAAAATCTCTTTTGTGGCTTTGATCGGAGTAAGATTGCACCCAAGAAGGTTCCCAATTTCAGGTGATCTTATCCGCATCACTGCTCCATGGCCTGATAATGCGTCACTATCAGGCTTCTGTTCATAGACAGTTGGGTTATAGCCTCTCAGAGCAGTAGAGGCTATTGTGCCAGCCAAGCCAGCACCCAGGATAACAATTTTCACTATGCCTTTTTGAACTTCTCATCCTTCTCAACAATGTACCCGATGTGGGTGAGTTCTTTGACAAAGCAGTCGAAGATGTGTTTGGTCTGTTTTGTGTTGGTCTTCCCGCCATCAGCAACATAGGCAGCATTGGCAGATTCAGCAATTTCATCACCAGTTTGGTATTTTTTCGAGAAAGCATCAATCAGATAAATAGAACGCTTTTTGGCCATCGGTGCCTTTTTGGGGGTTGATTCTGTTGCTGCAGGCTTTTCTTTTTTCTTGGTAGACTTCGGTTCTTCTTTTTCCTCTTCTTTTTCCTCTTCTTTTTCCTCTTCTTTTTCCTCTTCTTTTTCCTCTTCTTTTTC